ATGGAATCCCCAGAGCCTCACGCTAGGGTCACTCTCCAAATGCTCTATGGCACCCGATAGCAACCTGATACAATATACTCATGGCTATTAATTTCCCAGATGCTCCGTCAACCGGAGATGAATTTACCTCAGGTGACCGTACATGGAAATGGGACGGCACCACTTGGAACATTGTTTCAGCAGTTACACCCCTTAATTAAATAATATCGGCCAGTGAGCCAAGCTCCACTCTCGAGGGACAGACCTGGTTTGACTCCTCTGACAGTCGACTTTACCTTTACTACAATTCAGAGTGGGTAGAGATTGTCCAAGAGCCAGAACTAGTCGAAGAAAGCTAAATAGCCAATACCTTGAACACCCCGATCGGGTTTAGTCAGGTAGTTTGCATCAGCCTTAGGATGAATTATTATGTCTTATGTGCTAAAATAGACTAGGAGAAAAAATGTCTAGTCCATCAAATTTATATGCAGAGAAGGTTTTTGCAGAGCAGCCAATCGCCCTATGGGCCCTGGATGAGACTGTCGACTACTTGTCTCTGGTTTCCGATTCTTCAAGGGACGTAAATAGCTGGACAGACAGTCCCTATGCTACCACAAGCCACTCTACCACCGATCCAGCATCCATACCTGCGGAAGATCTGAACGGGATACCATTCTTTCAAAGCTCGTACGCAAAGCTATCATCCGTGGCAGGGGCAAACCCACTAGAGTCTTTGTCCGTAAGGCTTTCAGATCCAATCCCTGTTAGCTCTCTAAATGTAACTTTGAATACTTTTGCAATTAGCTTTTACGTAAAGGCTCTTCAGTCTTTTACCACAGGGGTAGAGGTGGGGTATGTCCTTTCAGACAGCCCCTTCGACCCAGCAAGCTTTGAGTTCAAAGAAAAACAAATATTTTCAAGCCCAGTTGCGAACGAGTGGTCGATGTATTCTGCAACTTTTTCGGTACCAGCCAGCTCTCCTTATCAGTATGTTTACCCATTCATATCCTTTGTATACTTGAATCAATCGGGGTCCCCCTCCGCTCCATCCAGTTACGACTACGTTGTTAATGGTTTTGCTGCTGGGCAGTGGGCGGAGCAGTTCTCTGCAGAGTCTTTGGGGGTAACGAATACTGTGGATTTGTCAGCAGCTGATCAGCTAGAGTTTTCAGCAGAAGCCTTTATCCCTGGGTATCAGTACGGTTTAGGCGGAAACCAAGCAAAGTATCTAGTAAAGAACAACAATCTTTTAGCTAAGAACACATCTATGCCCATGGTCTATGGTTCTGAAAACCTTACCAGAATCCAGCCAAATCAAACAGAGGGTAAGCCATCTCTGCTTTTGCCGGGAATGGGCATGCTAGATAACTCCGGAAGATACAACCCCTACACCTTTGAGGCCTGGCTCAGGATAGACTCTCGTTCCGATCAGCCTAGAAAGATCTTGGGGCCAACATCTTCAGACTATGGCCTGTATTCCGATGGCCCATTCTTAAGATTTAAAATAGGGGAAGAGATCGGCTCATACTTTGTGGGTGAGTGGTATCGCCCAATGTTAGTAGACATCAGAATAGCCGTAAACTCTGCAAGTCTTCTTATAAACGGAGAAGAAGTCTTAAACATTACTTATGATACCTCGGATCTGGTCTTTGAAGACTTGGAAAATGGAGAAGACTACTGGGGTGTATATGCTTATGAAGATGTACCCGTTGTTGAGATAGATTGTCCGGCATTCTACCCATACGTAGTCCCATCCCTCGTAGCAAAAAGACGATTTGGATTTGGTCAAGCTGTAGAGTCTCCAGATGGGTCAAACAAATCTTTTGGAGCAAGTACTGCATTCATAGATTACTCTGTTGCAGACTATACTAATAACTACCAGTACCCAGACATGGGCAAGTGGGAGCACGGTATCTCTGAGAACATGGACACGACAGGCTTAGCCCTATCCTCTCCTACAGTAAGTCTTCCAGACTTTATATTCCAAAGCACAGACTATGACTCGTGGTACAGCGTCCAGAAAACTCACCTTACTCCGTATTTTACCTTTTCAGAAAACCCGGGGTTTATAAGGTTTCAGACCTTAGATATAGACAACCAGCCATCAAAAGCTGTTTACGCAATATTTGAAATTGAGAGCTTCAGCTCTGACCCCAAGATAATTCTTAAGCTTGTCAACAAGGTTAATGGCGATAGCTTTTCTGTTATCCTGCTGCAAGACGTTTTGAGTTATGAGCTAACTATTAGAGGACAAGCCTCCGTCATTAGCACGAAGCAAGGTATCACTCTTAATGAAAAAGTTTTCGTGGGGGCATCGTTTGTTTCCTTAAGCAACTACTTTGGTTCAGACGTGCTGTCTTTCTTCAGCAATGTCCAGCAGTTGATGATGTTTGTTGCGGGAGACAATACCTATACCTCTCAATTCGATGGAAAGATCTACAAGGTTGGACTGTGCACACAAAGAAACGTAAACAAAGTACCAGAGTTTTTTGAAGTTGAAGAGCTGGGTTATGTTGACGCAGGATTCTATAACATGTCCGTTTGGTCTAATGTCTTAGACGGAGGAATCCCGTCCTCCTTTACGTTCGAGGAATTGTACGACCACATAGCAACCTACACCCTAACGGCATCTATAGACTATGGAGTCTATAGCCTAGACGTTGACTGCGACTCTTATTGGCAGGACTACCTTCCGCTTTCATACTTTGCTCAGTATGTAAAAGATTCCTTTGGGGAAGAGTATTACGACTTATCCTTTCTCCAGCTTAACGTAGACTATCCATCTACTCCTAAGTTTAAGCTGTCCTCGTATGACACAGATGAGGCTCTCGTAAAGACTTACGTTAGCTTTCAGCTCATAGAGTCTGGGGCAACTAAGCAGCTGTCTGAGTTTTCAGATGTAGTCACAGCTCGAAGAAACAACGTGGTAAACCCCACTGCCATCAGGTACGGTGCAGGGTGGATAAACACAGCATTTGAGGTGGTAGATGGAACGATTATCTACCCTCCAAACGACGTGCCCATGACCTCTTGTGCCATTGTTACACACATCGAGATGAAGGTTAGGGGGGCTATAAAGAACAAAGTCGGGCTAAGGAGTCTACAGTATGCCTCCCAAGCTTTCAACGATACCACCTCTAATCCAATCGGGACAAAGTTTAACGTCCCTATCTTCCCTTACAAAAGATACTCACTCTTTTATGACTACAAGTCTAGGAATCCATATAGGATCTACAGAGGCAGCACCCCTTACCTCTACCTGACCAAGAAGAGCGGGATAGAAAAGGTAGGAGATTATGACGCGCTAATTAACAGGGGCTTCTTAATCAACGTCAATGAAAAGGCAGCAGAGAACTACAGTCTAATAGCTACGCAGATGTTTATGTTCTTTGGTCAGGATAGCTTCCCAACAGGCGAAACGAAAATCTTTGAGCTTGAGTCAAATTACGTTTCTATAAAAGTCTTTATGCAGCCAATTGACAACTCTAACAAGCGCGTAAGGCTTTACGCACTAAATGCAAAGACTGGTCAATTCCAGACAGGACTGGCATTCTACATAAACGGAAAGATAGTCAAGACTCCTACAATTAACCTTAACGAATGGACAGCCCTGGGAATAAGGTTTGCAGAGCCTCTTAGGTTTGATTCATCTGTCGGTGCCATAAGATTTACGGGGCCGATGCTGGTAAACAACATATCGTATTACGAGTCCAGTAGCTTGCAAGAGGTAGAGCGTCAGTCCGTAAGGCTCTGGGATGCCGTGTCAGCCAGTTCAAATTCTTGGGCTTACTGGAAGAACCTTCTAACTCAGTCCGCTACTGATTATCTTTGGAATGACGTATTAATCCTTTCTTCCACACAATATTATGGAGTAAACCCCTCAAGTATCTATAAAGCTTACGCTGGAACCAATAAGATCGTAGCAGGAGATGATTCTGTTCTATATGTCGGAGGTATTCTTGGCTATAAGATCACAAACGGTTTGGCTTGGTCATCTTCCATCGTCAAACCTCTATAGTATGGTATACTAGTGGTTATGATAGACAAAGACAACGGACAAATCAGTAACTCTAAAGCCACAGTTATTGAAAAAGATTACCCATGGGGTATATATTTTTGGAAGAAAGCAAATGGAAAGCCCTTTACGGATGGCCATGGTAGCGTACTGAACATCCCATCTCACAAGGGGGACGCTCTGCAGATAGCAAAGATTAAACAAGAAGCTACGGCTCTTGGTCAGGGAGATGGCTCTTATGAGTTCATGCCTGGAGTTGCCAGGGTATCTGAAGATGAGTACCAAGAGCAAAAGGAACGAATGGCTAGCGGCCTCCTTCCAAACCTAAACGATCTTGGCTCAGTACAGGCAGCAAAAGATACGCTAAGGCTTTACGGGGACGAGGGATAATGTCTGAATACGTAATAGGCGCCAGCCTGCCAGAATTTGAAAAAGAGCCAGATCCATTCAAGGCTCAAGACCCTTTCTTAAAAGAGTGGGACGTCCTAAAGGGGCTCTCTGGGATTGATAAAAACTTTAAGCGCAGGTCTGAAAGAATTCAAAAAGCAAACAACCCTCCTATAGTTGACACCACAATGGCTTACAACAACATAGATGTAACATCCGCAATATACCAGGACAGTGCTTTGGCTGTCAATACTGGTAACGGGGCAAACTCCAAAGAGCTTAACCCAGGAGCGGTGTACCGTAATGGGTATGGCATGTTTGATGTGATTACACCTCCCTGGAATCTTTATGAACTAGCAAACTTTTATGACACATCATTTGCCAACCACGCAGCCATTGATGCAAAGGTAGAAAACATTGTTGGTCTGGGCTACAGCTTTGACGTGTCCAAAAGAACAATGATGAAGCTTGAGTCTAACGAAGATCCAGAAGCTGTCGCTCGTGCTCGTAAAAGGATTCAGAGAGCAAAAGTGGAAATGGAAGATTGGCTAGATAGTCTTAATAGGGATGACTCCTTTACTAGCACAATGATGAAATTTTACACGGACGTTCAGGCCACAGGAAACGGGTACCTTGAAGTTGGTAGAACCACGAAGGGTCAGATTGGTTATGTGGGCCACATACCTTCAACAACAATGAGAGCCAGAAGGCTACGAGACGGATACGTTCAGATCATAGGTAATAAGGTTGTATACTTTAGAAACTTTGGGGCAACGAACACAAACCCCATGACAGATGATCCTAGGCCTAATGAAATACTTCACTACAAAGAGTACTCTCCCCTAAATACCTTTTATGGTGTGCCAGACATTATGTCTGCCATATCTTCTCTTTACGGAGATCAGCTTGCTTCTCAGTACAATATTGACTACTTTGGGAACAAAGGCGTACCACGTTATGTCGTAACTCTTAAGGGAGCCAAACTGTCCTCTGAGGCAGAGGATAAGATGTTCAGGTTCCTGCAGACTAGCCTTAAAGGACAGTCTCACAGAACCCTTTACATTCCATTGCCGGCAGATTCAGATAACAATAAAGTTGAGTTTAAGATGGAGCCTATAGAGAATGGGGTTCAGGAAGCATCGTTCAACGAGTATAGAATTCGGAATAGGGATGATATACTTGTAGCACACCAAGTACCTCTATCAAAGATTGGTGGAGCGGACTCGTCCTCTATAGCAGCTGCCCTAGCCCAAGACAGAACGTTTAAAGAGCAAGTTGCCAGACCAGCACAGACTAACCTGGAGAAGATGATAAAGAAGATAATTAGAGAAAAGACTGATATCTTAGACTTTGCCTTTACCGAGTTAACCCTTACAGATGAAATTGCTCAGTCTCAAATACTTGAACGCTATGTCAAGACACAGGTCATGACTCCTAATGAAGCTCGTGAGTCTCTAGGATTGCCTCAGAGGCCAGATGGAGACTCTCCATTCGAAATGTCACCAAGACAAGCAACAGATGCAAGGGCTAACCTTGCAGGTAACCGATCAAGAGATGCAGAAAGATCTAACAACGAGTCAGATTCTACGTCTACGTTAAGCGGTAGGAACGCCCAAGGAGAAGGGACATCCTCTGATTAGTTCCTCTAAACATAACGTTTTGAGAACATTTATCGTAAAAAGGGTGTATAATAAACTAGCATGACTATATCAAAGGTTCACCTAGATACCGAGGGCGACAACGTTCGTCTCTCGATGCCTTTCAGCAAGGTAGATAAAGAGAGACGTATTGTCTCTGGTTTTGCCACACTCGACAACGTGGACAAGCAGGATGACATCGTCACAACAGAGGCAAGCCTAGAAGCTTTCAGAAAGTTTCGTGGAAACATCCGAGAGATGCACCAGCCCCTAGCCGTTGGAAAGATGGTATCCTTCAAAGAAGAGAAGTACTTTGACCCAGAAGAGAAGAAGTTCTTTTCAGGCGTATATGTATCTGCATATGTTTCCAAGGGTGCTCAGGCAACTTGGGAAAAGGTATTAGACGGAACCCTGTCAGGATTCTCAATTGGTGGAAGAATGAACAAGTGGGATGACGCCTATGATGAGAAGTCAGATGCAAAAATTCGAATTATTAAAGATTACGACCTCGTAGAGCTATCGCTCGTTGACAACCCCGCAAACCAGTTTGCAAACATTATGTCAGTTGAAAAAGTTGATGGAATTAATGTCGTAAAGAGCTCTTCCCCAGATACATCTTTTGAGAATGTGTTCTGGGATGACCAGTCAGGAATTGTCCTGGTATCTGAAGATGAGTCATATCTAAGCCCCGTAAGCGGCGAAGAGATGAAGAACATAGGTTTCGTTGAGAAAAACGATAACGAAAAATCAGAAATGATAAAGTTCTTAGTTGATAGTGCTAAAGGCATTAATTTTTCTAAGATAACAAAGGAGGAAGACCCTATGACTGATAACACAAGCGCAGAAGTAGTCGAAGTGGCTACAGTTGCTGATGCAGCAGCGGTCGCTCCAGAGGCAGATGCCAACACCGGTCTACACGAGTACGGTGAGGTTCTCAAGACAGAAGATATGGAAGAAGACGAGATGGAAGAGAAGTCAGCAGATGCTGAAGTCTTGGAAGAGAAGTCATCAGACATGTCCGTTGAGGACGAAGAGG